ATCAGCAACAGAATCCAACACCTGTTGAGCAACTAGGGCTTGTTGGGCTGTGACTAAACCTGCCTCGGCAGCTACCTTAATAGCATTTTGTAGCTCTGTGTCCTTTTGAGCGGATGTCAGGAGGTCTTGGGTTTGGAGAAGGGCAACCTCTTCATCAATCTTCTCACCTTGCTTGGTCTTTAAAGTAACGTCAGCTACAACGTCAAGAACCTGTTGAGCAACTAGGGCTTGTTGACTGGTAACTAGTCCAGCTTCGGCTGCTGTCTTGATTGCGTTTTGGGCAACCAGATTCGTGTTCTCAAGCTCTGTGAGTGCCTGTTGTGACCGAAGGACTGTCTCGGTCTGAACCTGTGACTTCTGAGCGTCTACTAGGCCTTTCTCGGCTGCTCTCTTGTACGTCTCTTGGATTTCCGTATTGAGCTGTGTGTAAATTAAAGCTGACTGGGCATTAGCTACCCCAGTTTCAGCAACTACTTTATCAACAGTCTTAAGCTCCGTCTTGAGCCTTAGTGATAGTAGCTTCTCCTCGGCTGACTGCTGAAGGAACATAACCTCCTCAATGCCTAGTTGCTTGAGCTCTGAGGGGAATGAATTGAAGCTAGTAGCGTTTCCCCCGTTACGTACGTGGGCTTGTGTGAGGATAGCTAGGCTTACCTGCTCCTCTTGAAAGGAGAACTTCTGGAGTTCCTCAGAGCCTACAAAGCGAGACTGAAGGACACGAGCAGCTCGTATAGAGATGTACCGACGCGCTTCCTCTGGGATACTTGCGTCGAAGGAAGTATTCCCGTCGGTATCTGTTCCCGATGTAGTGCTAAGAATGGAGATGTTAGCTCCTGACGTATTAAACCACCACCCCTTGCTTTGAACATCTCTACTGACTTCCTCAATGATTTGTTTACTGAGGACGACGTTTGTAGAGGTATTGTTAGGTGCATCTACGGGTGTTTCACCGATGCAACTCAAGCAGATGTTTATGGCATCTGTGAGGGATGTGTAGGTAGTATTTACGTCTGTCATTTTTAAATAGCTGAGATAATAAAGGCTAGGAGTTCAGAGTAACGAACACCGAGACGGGTCTTTTCTTCACCAGTCTCTTCGTCAGTCCAAGTGGTGGAGATGAACATCGCATAACGCCCTGCGTCCAACCCTTCGGCTTCAAAAGCGGCTTGTAGGTCTTGTGCGATAATTCCAAAGTGTATACGGGCTTCGTCACTCTTTTCTTCAACAGCAGACTTCCAGCGGAACTTACGGAGTAGTCCCTTAGCTGCTACAGCAACACGCTGTTCTGCTTCGGAGAGGGATTCGATGTCTTGCTTTTCGTTTTGGTCAGAAGTTTGGATGGAGCCGTTGGTAGCGTAGATGTCATCGAAGCGAACAGAAGAAGCACCTAAGTCAATGCTGTTGTCTGCATCTGCACCATTGCTAAATGGAACTAATTGCCCACCACCAAAGCGAATACCAGAGTGATTTGCCTCCCCTTGTAAGTAAAACCCTGTTGCAACAAATCCAGCAGTTCCCACTATAGTAGTGTTAGAGTAGAAATTACACATTGAAGGAAAGGCGTGAACCCCATTGGCATCCCAAGAAGGCCCACCTGCGCTAAGTTTGGCGGGTGTAACTTGTCCGTCTGCTAGAGTATTGGTGATACCATTCTCTGTAATCAATTCGTTGATAACCGCCTCTTGGACGTCTTCCATATCATCTTTAATAGCCATAATTCATTGGGGGTTATTCCGCGCGTACGCCTGTGGAGGAGAACGAAGGAGCAGAATAGCTTGTGCCACCACTCGCATTACCGTTTTCTTGTACGTGGATTGTATACGTTGAGTAACGGATGTTGGCGTTAGAATCCACCACCCGACTGCGGGTCATTTTAAGGCGTCCCGAAGTTGTGTCAGGGTTGCTGGCCTTTGTGTCATACGCTTGCCAGAGTGCCTCTGCTAAAGCGAGGTATACTGAACGAACGTCTCCAGAGGTTTCGGCTAAGTCAGCGTCCGTTACTCCTGTGGCTCCCATAGCGGTTGAGAGGTCAATACTGATAACGTCACTTCCTGGACTATACACATAGCTTGATGTGAACCACTCGTCTGGATTGTTACCAGTGTTTGCTGTATTTGAAAAGTCTGCCATAATAATAAAGTTGTGTGGGGGAGTAAAAAGAGCCCCCAAAGGGATTAACCAATGGGGGCTCAGGGTTAAGGGTTTATCGTACTTCTACAGCACACTCTGGGCGGAGAACTCCGTGACCCATTGCGTACTTAGCGACGAACAGCGTACCTTGACGCTCGATTTGGTACTCGGACTCAGTAGCGAGGTCGAGCAGCTTAACTGTACCGATAGCGTCCTTCGTGCCTGCCAGAATCTTGACAGCAGAAAGGTCAGCATTGTAGCCAGTACCGCCAGCTCCGAAGACTTCATTGTTAACGCCATCATCGTCTTGGTCTTGGCTAGCTTCAGCAACAGCGATAGAGCTGAGGTGGTTGCTCTTGTACAGGTTAATACCAGCAACTTGGCTGATTGTACCTGTAGCAATGTTACCAACACCACCTGCATCACGGTTAGAAGCAAGCGACACTGCGCTGCTGTCTGCGGTGATAAGGGTGTAGTAGTCAGCAGGGCTCAAGATAGCGTAGCGACCTTCGTCGGATACGTCCTTGCTGTCGAGGGACTCAGCGACTGCATAGAGAGCATCAATGAGCTCTGCGGCAGTTGCGGCTGAACCTGAGAACAACGAAGCACCTGAACCAAGAATAGTACCAGATTCACCACCAGACACTGTAGCACCTGAACGGGCAGCAGCAGCAAGGGTCTTCATGGTAGCAATGTCGAAGCGTTTAGCTAGGGCTTTACCAAGCTCCTTAGCGTAGATGCTACGTACATCGTAGTGGTTTTTGAGCTCGTCGATATTAGCGATGAACGTCGAGGAGATGAGTACGTCGTCAATAGAGATGACGCGCTCAGCGTGTTTGATTGCGGACAGGTAGTTGTTGCCTGAGTCAGCGATGTTCTCACCTGCGGTGTGATACTTCGCTTCTGCGATACCTGTTGCTGGGAACTGAGCAGACTTACCGTTCTGAATGGTGCGAACCATGTGCAATTCCTTCATGATGTTTGTTTCTTCAAACGTCGTGAGGATTTCACCTGAGAACACCTTCAGGAACAGTGCATTTGCATCACCAGCGGCGTTTACTTGGCCCAATCGTGATGGGCTTGTATTTCCGTTAGCCATTTTATTTATTCCTTAGTTTTGGATTATTAGTTTAGGGTTTGAGGTGTCCGTGGGCTTGGTTTGCTTGTCTAAGGTTATCCGCCTCGACGGGCCTTACGCTACTTCTAGCTTAGGGACGAAAGTTATTTCTTCTTCTTAGGAAAGCCCTTCTTCATATTTGAATAGGCTTTATTACTCACGGTAGAGTTCTTTTTACTACGGGAGATACCGAGTTCACGTCGGCGGTTAATATTTTTGTATAAACTCATAGGTCAGCATTTCCATTTTCTAAGTGCTAATGCTTTACGAGTAGGGCGTCCTTTGGAGTCCTTCATTGGCCCCTTGACGCCACTCATACGAGCACAAAAAGAACGCTTGCGAGCTCCCCCTTCGGGTTGCGGTCGCTTAAGATTGGAGCCTGTCTTAGAGTTGTAATACTTACGACCCTTCTCAGACAGACCACCAGACTTAGACTTGTGTTCTTTTCGGAGGCTTACGCCTTTTCTCTTGCTCATTGATGTAGTTAATAATTATTGGGATTGCTCGGTTTCTGTACCGAGTTAAGTTAATTTGCTTTTGGTCTTTACGTGGATGATGCACACGTATCCAAGCACCCCCACCGCCGTTCCAAATGAACAACAGGTGGTCAACAGTTACTTGCTTACCCAGTCTTTCAATGTGCGCTTTGTAATGCGCCAGAACCGTGTAAGCGATGTGGTGACTAAAGTAAGGGTCGAACGCAACTTCGTGCGCCACGTTTTGACCCGTGATACGATTGTAGTCGTCCACCATAACTTGATGGATTTGGTAAATTCCATAAGCAAGCCCACCGTCACCCACAATGGTATGGTGACTATTGCTAGGAACTTCCCAAGAAGGGATGAGAGAAACAAATTCATTTAGTGATATAGTGTTAGCGTTTGACCATTGAGGAGCCAAAGTAGAAGCTAAGAAGAGCGAGCATACCTTGGCGTACCTCTGGAAGAAGGACAAAACCTTCGACGTTAATGTAACCATTTTGAGAACCAAAAATTAAGGATAAAATACCGCCCCCTGACTCCCTTTCGAGAGCCAGAGGCACGTTGATTAAAGCAGTAATAAAAGGGGCGACTATTACTGCGAACAATATGCAGATAGCAATAAGGCGTCGCACCCAGACTCCACCTCGATTTGCAGCCGCCTCAGCAGAAGCATCTACGGCCTCTTGCTTCCGTAGCATTGCGTCAAGGGCTCTACCTTGGGCTTCCGCTTGAGAGGCGACGAGGCGCATCACAAAACCTGTGATACCACCTCCGAGCATGGATAATAATTCTATAGACATTTTTAGAGTACGTTAGATACAGCCAGACGACGCTCTACGTTTTCACGGTAGGCTGGGTCGCTATTGTATCGTGGGTCACGCATAGCTTCAGTAACCTGAGCGGCAGACCCAAAAGGTTTAACAGAGGAACCGCTAGTGCCTCCTTGAGATAACTCAGGGGGTTGTCCACCAGCGGAGATGAACTGCGAATAGAGTCCTTTAACAGCCATCTTAGCTTGCTCTACTGAGCCAGTCTCAACGATACTGTTGAAGGCGTCTACGTCGCTTTGAGAGAGATTGTCAGCAGCCCAGTCGGACATAGCGTTGTAGTTGGCATTACCACCTACCTCTTGCTGTATCTCCAAGGCTTGGGAAGTACTGATTGCTTCCTGACCAGCGATGTACGTCTCGACGAACTCACGGGGAAGCCCAGCTTTCTCAAGCTCGATAAAAGTTTTGTCAGTAAGGGAACCCCCTTGAGAAAACTCTTCCGTCGCTTTTTGTACGGCGGTATTAAGATTACTACCTGTCTGTTGAGCTTCTTCTTTGGCAGGTTCGTCATCTTTCTTTGATTTACTTTCTTTGGAAGATTGTTTCTTTTGAAGTTCGTTGTAGGTCTTCTGGAGACTCAAACTTCTCATCTAGCCACTCTGGGCGTTCCTCCTTGGGTTCCTCCTTGGGTTCCTCCTTGGGTTCCTCATTGGGCTCCTCAGCCGTGGATTCCAAAGATTGATTACGTTGAGCAGCAGCCTCTTCTTGCATAGCTGCTTGCTTTTCGAGGGAGATGTTCTCTTCCTCGGAGTGCTCTTGCACTGTTACTGATTGGTAGTTAGCCATTATACCTCGCTTGGTTGTTCTTGTTGTTGGGCAAGAGCTTGGTCAGACACAGCTTTGATACCAGAGGGGCCGAGCTTTTCAGCCATCTGCATCTGTTGTGCCTGTTGCATCTCCATTGCCAGTTCGTCGTCGGACTTAACCAACCCATCAGTCTTAATACCGAGGGAGATTGCCCGACGCTTAAAGTATTCGGAAACCTTGACGTACTGAGCGATTGCTTCAGGGCCAACCACTTGGGCAGCCCCAGCAAGGAACAGGTCTAATTTCTGTAAATCGTTGCCACGTCCAAGAGCCTCAACACCTGTAATGATGATTGGCTTAACCACATCCTTGGGCATCTTGGGTAGCTTGTTCTTCTTATTCATTACCTCCATCAGTCGGTTGACCAGTGGAAGCTGTAGCTCGGTGCTAAGAAGCGAGTAGAGGCCACCTAGGGCTGACTCCAGCTCCTGACCAAGCATACGGATTTCCTCAGCAGTGACGCGCTCTGCGTTACGAACAACACCACTGGTTAACAGGAAGGCGTGACCAAGGCGGTCTTTGATGGTCTCAATGGTCTCTTGGGCTACACGGAAGTCGTTAAACTTATCTAGCTGAAGAGTGGTGACATCATTGGCGTTGCCTTGGGTAATTCCACCGTTGGGAGTCTCAGCCAATGTACGGGCTCTTGTTGTACCGTTAGGGTTCACTAGGAACAGAACCTTAGCAGCAGCCGCAGAACCTTCCACGATGGCTTGTGTGAGCTTCTCAAGGGACTGTAGGTCACCGAGGTATTCCTCTACGTAACCACGTCCGTAGTCCTCACCGTCAATGCGGGAAAAACGAAGTGGGATAAATGGGTTCTTGTCTAACGCATAGAAACCTTCGGACTTAGGGATTACGTTGCCGTTGATTTCTTGCCAGACTTTCCAGCCGTTGTCCTTACGACAGACTGCTGTGAATAAATTGATTTCGTCGTCAGTGCCGCCCTCTTGGGCTCCAGCTACTTCCTTCATCTCTTCCGACAAGCTCATATAGCTGAGGGACTCCTTGGTGCAGATGTACAGGACATTGCCCATAGGGTCACGCTCTACGCAGAAGCGGTCTAGGTGGAACACACGGATACCTCCATCGTCTGGGACGTAGATAAGAGCGTTACCAGTGACGATGAGTTGCTTAAGAGCTTCGTGAAGGGCAGTACGGTAAGTACCACGACTGACCTCTTCCATAAAGGACTCCTCTACTTGCTGTAGGGACGTCTCGATTTCCGTGATTAGCTCGGGCGGTGCGCCTTCTTGCTGTAGTCCGTATTCGTCTATAGCTAAGCGAAAGAACGGAGCATTGGGTGGTAGGAGTGCTAACAGTAATTTAGATGCGAGGTTATTTACTCCGCGAGCCCCAATGCCCTGAAAGGGTGTCTCCAGACGACTATGAGAGCCGAAGCCTTCGTCTGGACAAACGTATGGTAGTGTGAGTTTTGCTGAGGAGCGAGCGCGGTCGAGGTATTGCCACCGCTTCCCCTCAAGGGAGGTATATAGGCCTTCAGCAGATTTGTGCATAAATTATTGGGTTTCGAATTGTTCTTCTTCAACTTCAAGAGGAGCGAATGTTTCAAACACTGCGTTCTCTTCAAAGTCATCAAGGTCGTACTTAGTAACGTCCAATGCCCACTTGCCATCAGCAGTAGGTTCAGGAGCGGTTAACCAACGTGTGCCTTTACCTTCAGTCCAGTATGAGAAGTTCAGGTACTTGCCTTCCTCATCAGCACGAGCGATGGCTCCTTGTTCGGTTTCGTAGATTAAGTACATTAGATTTCGTATTGGTTAAGAATGTTAGCCTCAATAGCTGGAAGGTTAGCTGACTGGTCAGAAGTATAATGAATTACTTCGGATACCCATTGAGCGTACGGTCCACTGTTTGTTTGTCTATGACTGTAGTCGGCTCCAATACGCGCGTCCTGAAGTGTAGTTCCTTTGTTTAGTGTTTGACCATACCAAGACGATTGGTTGCCGCCATTTTTAGATATTGATATTCTAGCATCAGCAGCCCCCACTGGTTCAGCCCTATCGGTTACAACACAAGAAAACAATTCTGTAACATCTGTTCCCATAGCAACAACGGGACCCCCACCTGAATCATAGGTGAGTGTCATATTGTCAGTAGCAAGCGTTCTAAATATGTAAGGTCTTCGTTCGTTTGAAGGTCCCTCAGTACTAAGAACCCGCCAAAAGTTATGCCAAGTGCTGGTTGGGTTCGTCTTATCTCCGTGCGCTCCAATGATAAAAGACGATGAATGACCAGTGTCACTAAGCATATCTTGTCCATCCGCCCCTGATAGACCCAAAGTGTCATTCAAGAAATAAACAGCTTTTCTGCCGTCTGGAGTTTTAGTTACTACACCATCCTTAACAATGTATGGTTGTCTATTTGCAGCACTTTGAGAAAGGTCGTTACCCAAACCGCTTTGGTCATACCAAACACTGACGTGTCCGTTACGGTTATCTATCGAAGCGGGAACAGCGGATAGACCATAGTAATCACCGATGTTAGCCTCAATAGCAGCACGGTTGTCTAGCTGTGCAGTATCGTACAGGATGATTTCCTTTACTTGTCCATAGAAAGGAGTGTCATCTTTTGTAGTACTGAGTGTCTCGTTACTTGGGTTGGAGGTTGAGTCAATGGAACTTAAAGATAATCCCTCACCAACCACAGTCCCGTCAATAAAGTTACGACCAGCAGTCTCTTCAATTAAAGTATTGAACAGATGATACTGGTTGTCTCCTAAGTCAAGCTCACCACTGCCTAGGGTTGCGGTGTCAACACTATCCTTAAGAGAGACTGAGTACGACCCATCACTTAGGAACTTAAATGAATGTAAAGGCTCTGTACCTGCGTTACGTAAGAGTACTTGTGGGTCAACAGAAACTGTCTTGTCATAAGCAGCGACAATGAACGAAGCGAACTTTGAACCACCAGCAGGGTTGATGTCTAACTCAAAAGGCGCACCAAGACGGTCTGCGTTAATTTTTCTTGTGGCTAGGAGGTTGGTTTCCGCAGTAGTCGTAGGTGTAGTCGTTGCGCCATCTAAATCGTCAAAGTCCACCTCTCCTAAATAATTAGAACCCTTGATGACTGTTGGGTTAAAGTCTCCGTAGGCTGTTAGGTAGTTGATTTGGTGTAAGTGGTTAGCGTTTCCAGATTGGTCATACCAAGTATCTAACTTACCATTTGCACTTTTAATACTTACTTCAATATCAGCCAAGTAGTAGCAATCATCACCATTAGCTTGTGGTGTAAATTTAAGACTCTCTTGCGCTGCATTGATATAAATTTGAATATAGCCTCTAGTGTATACAGATGACACTGGTTGTACTTCTTGGTCTATCTCAACCCACTGACCTGTTGTTGCTAGTTTGTTTTGAATATTGTCTGGGAAATTGTTCCAACCTGAGCCGTTAACGTATAACCTAAATTTCTCTACTTGGTTGCCTCCAGTATTAGGAATGAAATACTTAAATTTAATGTGATAAGTTTCACCAGAGTTTAGCTCGTACCTCAAACCCCTATCTGGAAATCTGATTGTACGAGCTCTTACGGTAGCCCCCTCAGCGGTGACTTTCATCACACTGGAAACACCTTCAAAGCTCTCTACGAAATCAGTTCTAACATTGTTAAAAGTATCAAAGTCCGCATATTCTTCTTCAAGGTTATACTTTACTGTCTTTACGGTGTTTACCCAATCAACAGCAGTGCCGTCCTCTAGTTCTTCTTGGGTAAAGGATTTGGTAAGGTCGTCGGAACTACGTCTGATAGCTGCAACATAGTTACCCTTCTCAGCTTCTCCGAACACAGCGTTTGCAAAAGCTGTCCCTGCCCAATCAGCTTCCCAAGGAAATCTTGGGTCATCTGAGTTGCTAGAATATATATCACCTATTGTTGGTGATTTGAAACGCCAAGCATTGATGGTGTTGTCGGACTTTATAAAGAACATAAAGTGAGCGGTTCCGTCTGGGGTCTCCGCTTCGTAGTATGCTTTGCCCTGTCTTGGGTAGTGCAAGCGTTTGAATTTAATACCGTTGTATGCTTCAGCGGTTCCAGTAGCTCCAGTAAAAGAGAACTCCTCAACAGGTATAACGTCAGCTT